CATGCCCGGCTGCTCCTGCACAGGATGATCCGGGATACCCTGATGCGAGATCACGTGCTCCGTATAGCGCGAGGCAATCTCCGCCGAATCGTCCTGCGTCCGATCGTCGATGCTCACGATGATCTCCGCCGCATCCCCAAGCGGGGCCAGCGAATCGAGACAGCGGGCGAGGACCTCGCCCTCGTCCCATGCCATGATGACTACGGCCAGTTGTGGGCTCTTCAGCTCCTGCTCCATTGCAATCCTCCTGTGAGGTGTGTCCGGTCCGCGCGACCTGTCAAGCGGGGAGCTATGCCGCCGACGATCTTCGGCCGAAGATGGATTTCGCGCGCACCGGAAAGTTGACGCTACTGATTGACCGGCTTGCCGGACTTGTCCCGGACAACAAACCGATCCGGGTGCTGCATCGCGACGCGGGCGACATGCGGCGAGACGGTCCTCTCGCCGCGGTCACTTGCACCCACACGGATACGCCGGCCCTTCGGCAATCGCCCGGAGGCGACGCCCGGATGCCCGGCCACGCCGCGCCGGGGGGCGGCGTCCCTGTCCGGGATCGTGCCGTTGTGCTGCGCGCCCGGACCGACATACTCGACGCTGAAACCGTCGAACGCCGCGCCGATGCCCTTCGCTTCTCCCGCCATTGTGGATCAGCTCCTCTTTCTCAGGTTGTGACCGTCACGTCCTTGTATACCTTCCATGTATCGGGGTAGACCATCGCCGGACCGCCCGTGAACTCGATCCCAGGCGTCACGACATGCGGGTGCTCGGGCCCGGAGTCCTGGAACACGTAGAAGCCCCGCGCATTGCGCGGCGCCTCCATATCGGAGGGCTCACAGCCGATCAGCTGCCGCATTCCGCGCACATTGTCCTTGGCCATGCCGATGACAACGTTGTCCGGGATGTAGTACTCCGTCCCGGCGGCGTCGTTCATCGTATCCGCCTTGATCTGCCACTGCCGCGAGTAGACGGCAATCTCATAGCCCCAGATGTTCTGGATCAGGCCGTTCTGCTCGACCTGATCGCGCACGGACCCGCCCGACTGGACGAGGTTCTGTACCTCGTTATTGTAGAGCAGGTAATTGTGCACGTTCAGATTCATCAGGATTATGAGGTCCTCGCGAGTGACGCCGGAGTCCTCCTCGATGACCTCCGCCAGATGGTTCAGATCGCCGAGGATGTCAGCGGTCGGGTCCGCCCAGCTCGTCGAGCCCGGAACGTGGGCCTCGATGTGATCCGCCGCCGCGCCCATGTTGTACCCGAGCGGAGCCGCCGGGGCCGAGGCCGGGAAGTCATAGTAGATGTTCCCGTCGGCAATGCCCGGAACCGTCCCCGTCGCCGACAACAGCGCGCCGCCGGTGAGCAGGTTCCAGCGCCACCACTCGCGGCGCTGATCCACACGGATGCGGGACTGGCGCACGGCGCGGCCCACGATGGACTCGCGCTGCGACTCCGTGAACGTTCCCACGTCGCGCATCCCCTTCGCCTGCTCCGGCGTCAGGCGAATGCCTTCCTTGATCGTGGGCGCCTTGTACGAGACGACCCCGCGCGCGGGCAGCTCGTTCAGCGGCACGGGCGAGTCATACGCCACATGATCCGCCATGCCCCGGCTGTACTCGATCACGTCGTAGTTCACCTGCTGACCGGGACCGGCGGCGTCCACCTCGTCGAAGAACTGCGCGCCGAACATGTCGGCGTCACGGTTGATCTCAAGCACGTCCTGAATGACCTGTGGCTGCAGTTCGGTCGGAACCATGTTCGATCACCTCCAGTCTACGTTCAGGTGCCCGGCGTCGCCGGGATGAACGTGAAGTTGCGCATTGCGTACTCGATCAGCGCGTCAGGTCCGGCATTGCTCGGGCCACGGAGCGCGGCTGCCTTCGCGGAGCCGCCGAATGCGCCGTGTGACGGCACGCAGAATGTCGTGGCTGCGGGCGGGGCCGTCTGGTTTTGCACGTCCGTGAGCAGGATCACCGCGTCGTACTGTGTCGGGTGCGCGACGAATGCCAGGTGGCCATTTGCCGTGACCTCCACGAATGCCCCGGTGGCGAACGCCGTGACGGCGTGGCCGAGCGTCATGACCCCGGTGCCGTAGTTGATCCCGGCCACCGTTGCCGCCGCCCCGGTTGTCGCGATCTCGTAGTCATTCGTCACCGTGAACAGGTTGACCACATCGCCCGTCGCGAACGGGTTCGGGTCCGTCAGCACCAGGAGGGTCGTCGCCGCGGCGTTCGTCGCAAGCGTCGTGCGGCGAATCGCGGCGTAGTGTCCGGTCGCACCGAGCGGGGCCAGCAACGTCCCGCGCGGGATCACGTGAGGCTGGTTCGTCGGTGACAGCGGATCACGGGCCGTCGCATCGACGATGATGTCCATCTCGTCCTCAGGCCCGTGGCGCAGGAGCAGCGCTTCGCCGCTCTTGATGTTCGCTGCATCGCGTCTGAGCATGATGCGTCACCTCCTCAGTCTGTGGTTTCGACCTTCGCGCCGCCTGCTTCGGCCATGCGTGCGACCTTCGCGTCGTGGGCGGTCTTCTCGTCGGGGTCAACGGTCGTCGTCTCGCGCCCGAGCTGGACGATCGGGCCACCCTCACGGGTTGCCGCCAGGAACGCCGCCAGCGGGCTCTGCGCCTCGTCGCCGTCGCCGAGTTTGTCATCGGCCTGCTGCGCCAGTCGCCGGGCCATCGGTCGGTACGCCTCCTCCTGCGCACCGGTGATGTAGCCCTCCTTGCGCAGCTCGGCGAGGGCGTCATCGGCCTCGCGGTCGAGCTCCTGCGCCAGATGCTTAGCCAACTTTGCATCCGACGCCTCGCGCGCCTTGCGCTCGGCGGCGAGGGCTTCGTTCGACGCCTGGAGCTCGTCTTCAAGCTTCTTGTAGTTCGGGTCCGGGGTATCCGTCCCGGTGTCGGCGTCGTCGTCGGCGTCCTCCTCCTCCTCCACTGCGGCCAGCTCGGCCACCTTGCCCGAGACCTTGGCCTCCACGTCCTTGTCGCTGTCGTCCTCCCCAACGCCGAAGAACGCCAGCATCTTCTCCATCGCACCGCTCATGTCTGCACCTCCCTCGTCTGGGTTATGTACGGCCTCAAACTCCTCGCCATTCTCATGAGCGGCGAGAAAACTCGCGGTGAGGCACGCCGGGCTGTCAACCGCGTCGGCGGCCTTCAGGAACGGCCCGATGACCTCGCCATTGAGATTATACTCGTGAATCAAGTCAACCGACAATGACCGCCGTTCTCCACGATCAACCGCCGCCAGCTCCTTCGGATTCTGAATCACGCAGTCCGCGAGCACACGCCCCTGCTCATCAACGCGGATGTTCTGCCAGTGCCCACGCACGTACTCCGGGTTCGCCCATACCTCGTCAAGCTCTTCCTCCGTCGGATGCCCAAGCCGGTACGGCGGCTGGTAGCCGAATTCGCTTGCCACTCGTTGCATGTTCGCGGCAAGCTTCTTCATGTAGTCCGTACCGTACGGAACGCCCTTGTAGATGCCGGGTCGTAGCAGCTCCGCGCCCCGTACGATGTTTCCATCCAGCGCTCGCGGATCAAGTTCGGCCAGCAACCTGCTCATCGCGATCTCCTCTCGGGCCTGCGCGCCTTGCGCCGAACGATGCGCTGCTTCTCCCGCGCAAACGCCGCCTGCGCCTCACCGTTCGCCTCGGCCGGCGAACAGCCCTCCTCCAGTGCCGCCTTGCGCGCAAGCGTCGCGGCCTCTCGCGCTGTCTTCGTCACGGGAATCACTCCTCACGCCACCTGCGGAAGTTCCTTAATACGGCGCAGCAGGTCCGGCTGCCCGAAGTCCTCGAAGCCCTCGTAATTCGACGGTCGATCAAGCGCGCCCGCATCGACGAACTCCGGCGCATCCCACGCGAACAGCGGGCGCAGCACCGTGCGGCATTGATAGTGGCCGGGTGGAACCCAAGGCAGGTCCCCCGCCCGCACCCGCTGCCCGGCGACCGACTGACAAAGCTCCGTCGTCCGGTCGTCCTCCGTCACCTGATACTCGTAGCCGACGATAGCACTGTCCGCCGCGAAGTGCAGCATCCGACCGCCGTTGAACATCGTGCTCGACTCCGTGCGCACCTGATTGCGCACCCGCCACGCCGTCCAGTTCCCCACCTCGTGGAGCTGCGTCGCGAGGTCTTCGGGAACCCAACCGCCGCGCACCGCCTGCGCCACCGCATCCCGAACGCGGAGCCGCACCTGCACCGTCGCCTCGCGGATCGGCGGCACCCGCGTCTCGACGTACTCCGCGATCACCGGGGCGGGGATACCGTACGTGACCGCCATTTCCTCAACGAACTTCGGCTCCGGACCCTCCGGCAACTCGTCGGGCGGGACCGGTGGCGGATCGGCCAGCCGCACAAACGGCGTCGGCACTCCTCGCCGCCCCCGGTAGCGCGCGTCGCGCTCCCGGTACGCCGACCAGGCGCCGATGATCGTGAGCGCTGTGTCCGCCTCGCGCATGTAGCCGACGAGGTCCACGCGCTGCGTCGTGATGATCGTCCGCCCGCGTCGGTAGTCTCGGAGCACCGCTCTCGTCATCGAATTGAAGGCCGCCGCCGCCGCCCGAACCCACCACCGCTCCACGTCCAGCAGCAGCCCGCGCACCGAGGCCGCTGTATACCGCCGACGGTCGGCGGCACGGAGTAGCGGCTGCAACGGGAGAGGCTCCATCGACTCGTCAAGATTGCCGTCGATCTCAGACCACTCCGGGAGCAATCCGGGGATGCGCGCCTGGATGCGCTGATAATGAGCCTCCGAAGCCGCCATCGTGAATCCGGACTGCCAGAGATCGCGCACGACCTGCGCGGTTTCGGCCTCGTCGATCGGCAGGGTCACCGGGAAGTCCCCGTACGTCTCCTGCTCCCCGTAATTCGCGATCACCAGAGGCCGCACAACCTGATCGATCAGCACGTCCTCGACGAACGTCTCCGCGATCGGCGCGAGCATCAATGCCGTCACGATTGCGATCGTCTCCGTGTGCGCCCGGCTCGCGTGCTCCGGCTCCATCACCAGCAGCGGCGGGATGCCCACCGCGATGTAGATTTCCCGCGCCGCGTAATCGCAGTAGTTCTCGAACTCCTGCGTCCAACCATCCCCGCGCAGTACCGTCATCTGCGGCAGCAGGATCGAGGTGCTTCCGTCCGCGCCCGCATCAAGCACCGACGCCTCGCGGACCAACACCCCGCCCGCGGTCATCTTGTTCCAGCCGTCCGCGGCCATCTCCGTGTAGCTGATCCGCTGGCCGGTGTCGCGGTTCAGCACCTCGCCCTGCGGCTCAATGTCAACGACGATCGGCGCCGACAGCCGCTCCATCCCGATCAGCCACATGTCGTGGGCATCGTTGCGCGTCTCCAGCCACTTGTTCGCCGCCCGTGCCGCCGCCAGACCCCAGACACTATTCCGCCCCTCGTACGCCCAGTGAATCGCCCGGATCAAGTCGAGTTTGTTCTCGGCATCCCCGCGGTCTCGCCACTGGATCAACTCCTTCAGGTTCCCGAAATCGTCCGTGACGAGGCCCTTCGGATACCAGCTCTCAGGCTGCGTCGGCTTGATCTTCGTGTAGTACCATGCAAGCGCAAACTCGTTCGGGGGCGCGTTATCCCAGACCTTCTCCTCCACATCATAGCCGTACCAGAGCGCGTCGAGGACATGGCCGACCATGCCGCGGAATGTGCCCTGCATCGCGTCCAGCGCGAACCGCACACCGTCCGCGATTCGCTCGTCGGGGTGCTGGTAATCACCGATCAAACTGCAAATCTGGTTTTTCGTGAACCGAAGCGCCATCCGCGCGTGACCGTACCGCTCCAGCAATTTAGTGTAGTGAGTTGGAACATGCTCGTCGGGGGACCTCTCACTATGACTACGCCAGGGACCGCCAACGGCACGCGTAACCTCACCGCGCGGAACTTGTATCGTAGGCTGCTCTTCTATCGCCATCAGCGCCGTCGCCTCCCTGCCTGCCGCCGTGCGCTTCCCGGCTTCGCCATCTGCGGGGCGGCCACCTCCTGCGGCTCCCGTGCGCCACCGCGCAGTTCCATCGCCCCGTAGCGTAACGCATCCATGGCATGGTCGTCAACTTTGTTCGGCTGATCCGACTGCAGATCGTCGCGCGACGCCTTCCACGCATAACTCGCGATCTCTCCCAGCGTCGCCACACAGCCGGGGGCGATCATGAGCTGCCCGCGCTGAATCAAACCGCCGACCTGCGTGATCCCGGCGGTCACCTGGTTGTTCGCGCGGACCGCGTGCAGGCCCTCGTCGCGGTAGACGCGAATGAACTCCGGCTCACTCGGATCGCAGGCGATGGTGTCGATCCCCCACCGCGCCGTCAACTCCTCGGCGACGCCGACCCAGCTCTCCTCGTCCGGCTTCCGGGGACTCCGCTGCACCGGACGCTTCGCCTGGTAACTCTCCTCCAGAACCCAGACGACGCCCGATTCGTGCAGGCCCAGCACAAGGAACGCCCCCGGCTGCGCGTAGTTCCAGTCCTGCCCGCCGACGAAGCGCACAAACTCGCGCGGGGGCGGCGGCTCGTCCACGTGGCGCAGCTCGTCGAATTCCGAGTACACGAGACCCTCGAAGACGGTCGTCTCCCCCCGCACCTCCTGCCGGTACAGCGGCGTCCCCGGCGAGTAGGCCGCCTGCAACCCCGCCCGCGTGATCGGGTCGAGGTACGGATTATCGAGGCTGCAGGCGAAGAAGCTCTCGACCAGCGGCCCCGTCGCGTGCTGCAATTCCTCCGGATTCAGATCAGTGAGCATGTCACCGATGTAGGCCGGGGCCGACGGCCGCCGCTCACCCTCCGTGAACGTCCAGTGCAGCCAGTTGCGCCCGCGCGGCGTCCCCGTGCACAGGAACATGTGCGGGTAGCCCCGCTGGCGCATCCGACCGACGAGGACTTGAAAAGCCTTGTGCGGCGACTGCGCCGCCTCGTCCATCCACACCGCCGCGCAGCTCGGGCCGCGCAGCGCGTCGAACTTATCGCACTGACGTAGCCATATCTCGCTGCCGTTCGGCAGCACATACTTGTGCTCTGACTTGACGAAGCGCGTCACGTCCGCCTCGGTCTCGGCACCCGGCGGCCCGGAAAGGAGCTTCGTCGCCGCGAACTGGCGGTCGAACTCCACGCGCAGGATGTCGCGCACCATCGGGTACGTCGGCTCCGTCGCGATCACGATAGCGCCCGGATGCCGCTTGGCGAAACGGCGCACGTCGAAGCAGCCGGCCACCGTCTTGCCGCTGCCCTGCCCGCCCTGGTAACGGCGAAACAACGCGCCCGAACAGATGAAGTCCCGTTGGGGACCCCACGGCTCCGCGATCTCCTGCAGCACACCGCGCTCAGTCGCCTGTTCCGCTGTTGCCGCCACCGCCAAGGTCATCCTCACCGAACTGCACGATGGACACCGTGATCGGCGCGCCGCCCTTCGCCCCCGCGTGCTCGTGCTTCGCCCGACGCTCGCCCCACGAGTCCGGACGCCGGTGCTCAAGGAACCACGCCGCCGCCCGCCAGTCGCCGACACCATCCGTGCTGTGCGCCGCCGTCTGGATAATCAGCAGGTTCGCCTGAATCGCCTTCGCCTCCGCCGCCGACGCCCGCCGCCAGAAGTCCGCGAACGGACGCTCCTTCGCGGGCACCAGGTCCGCCGTGTCCTCGGGCCGCTCATCCTCCGGCAGCGCCGCCGCCTGCGTCACCGCGTCCTCCAGCGCCTGCTGCCCGCGCTGATACCAGCGGTAAACCGTCGAGGGCACGACGCCGATCAGCGCCGCCGCGTCCGCCTGATACATGCCCTCCTCCATCGCCCGCGCGAACGTCTCCGTGAGCGCCGCCGTCAACTTGCTTCTCGGAGCCATGATCTACACCTCGAATTCTGTCCCGTCACTCTCCAGCACCGGGTGCGGCACCAGGTCCGCGATCTCGACGAGCTCCACGCGATACTGCTCCGCCCTGCTCATGACTCATCTTCCTCGCGACAGCGCGCAAGCGCAGCCTCGTAATGCACGCGACAGTCCTCTTCGTGTTCAGTAGCCTTCGCGAAATCATCGAAGACCTCGCCGCAGTAGATGCACTGCCAGACTAGCTGGGGCATGACGCTCGCCGCCCTCCGTACATGCAGAGGCCCGCGTACGCGCGCGAGTCCTGCGCGATCGCGGGCATCATCGTCCTCTTCCTGCCGCCTCGGTCCACAGGGCATCTTCTCCCGTCTACGGGGCTGTGTGGGCAGGATAGCCGTTGTGGGGGGCGGTTGTCAAGGTGGCTCACTTTAGCGATTTAGGCTCTTATACACGCGAGGGCGTTTTGGGAGAGGATCGCGCGCACCCGTAACCCGTGGTATTCGGACAAGATTTTGTGTCGGTTGGTCACAGGATGTGAGTCACAGGGACTCATGCGGATTTAGGGCCCGATTTAGGAACGGTGGTCGATTTAGGAGGTCGCTAAAGTGAGGATTTGCGTGTATGGCCGTGTGTGCGGGGTGTATGGCGAGGATAGCGGTTGACTTTAGCAATTTAGGAAGTCATTGAGTCTCAGAGCAAAGACTCGCGCGCGTGTAATAGGCTAAATCGCGAAATTGGAGGGGCTGCGGTATGCTCACGCGCCGCTACGCACGAATCTGGCGATAACGATTTAGCAAACTCACTTTAGAACTAAATTACGGTAGACGGGAGGTGAACATCTGAGGGCGTTTCCTGGAGCGGCATTTCAGGGGTGCCGCCCGGCGCGTCTCGGTGGGGCCAACTGAGAAGGAGGACCGAGGATTAGTATACCCGGTTGGCCCCTCCGAGTCAAGGCATTCGGCGATCCGATCTGGCGGCGATGGCGCAGAGGGCGCCGATGGCGATGACGGCGCACCAGGTGAAGCCCGCGATACAGAGGGCCAGCGTGGGGCTGTGGCCGGTGTGAAGCGCGCCGATACCGGTGAGGGCCGCGCCTACCGTGGAGATCCAGAGCCAGATGCGCATCGGTCGATCACCTCCTTGGTGACGCTTGCTCATCGTTGGCCCCCTTGGTTGACTATGACCGCAGGGCTTTCTACGCGTAGGACATTGGGCTGCTCCCATA